TTGTAGTAAGTAACTGTCTGTCGTCACTCCGGACAGCCCGCGCGCAGCAGGCTGTCGAGAGTAGCGGCGGACTATGCGCCGGTGTACTCGTCTACCTCGTTGCCGTGCGCCAAGGTGACTACGTTGGCCAGTGTGGTCGCGTTGTAATGCGAGCCTACGGTCGCGCGGACGGTTTTGCCGGTGTGGTTTGTTATTGAGTAACCTAGTGAGCTGTCTACGGGTGTTCGCGCGATCACGTCGGGCAGTCCGCCAGCGGTCCGCAGTATCACTTCGTAACGGGGATTACCGTTAACAGATGAAGGCATGCGCTTGTTCACAGTTAGATAGGCAATTACTTCACGGGTATTTTTCATGGTGTCTGTCTCTTGTCTAATGGTGGTGGTTAGCTTGCCGGGTTGCCCCGGCCGTCAGATCAGCAGGCGGACAGCTCCAGGACAGTGTGTCCTTCGCGCTTTGCCCAGGCTGTTATTTGCTCTACGGCTTCGTTCCAGTCGTTGAACGTGTCGCAGCAGTATTCTTCTAATTCTTCGCCGTCGGCCCAGTCGCCAACTATTACGGTATTTTGCCCGGGCTCCATTTTTCCGTAGCAACGCACTTCCATGTCGTTGCGGGTGATGGTCAGGCCGTTCGGGTTGGGTGTGGGGTTGTTCATGGTGTCTAACTCGCTGTGTCGGTGGTGGTCGTGTCGCCCGCTGTCGTGCGGCGAGTTGTCAAGATACGACACTCTGTCGTAGGGGTCAATACTTTGTTGAGTTGTCAGCAGACAAAAAAGACAATGCGCTGATATGCTCCCAGGTGATCAACCAATCACCAGGGAATCACCAGGGAATCACCAGGGAATCACCAGGGCGGACAGTATGAGCAGACAGAAAAAGACAGAAAAGCCGAAAGGACCACCCGTAGCAGGCAGCGGTGTGGCTTATAAAGAAGGCGTAATGCAGCATAACGGGCGCGGACGGCTCACCAGGTTTGAAGGCCAACTAACTGAAAGACAAGGGAAATTTGTTGAGATATACGTGCGTAACGGCGGACAGCGGAAGGCGTCGATAGAGGGCGCTGGGTACATATCAGCACACCCTAGCCAGCTTGCTGCGGACATTTTAAAAAAGCCACACATACAGCGCGCACTGCGCCAGGAGCGGGAAAAATACATTGCCACAGACCTAGCTAACACGGCGCTGGCGACGATGCGCGGACTCATGGAAGACGAGTCCACACCGGCCGCCACCAGGTTCAACGCGGCTAAATGGAGCTTGGAAGCGGCCGGACACAACAAGAAAGACGACGGCAAGTCATTGATTGACAAGGATAAACCGCTTAACCAAATGAGCATAGAGGAACTGGAGACGTTCATCAGCGCAGGTCGCCAGGCATTAGACAGCTCGGCCAGGGACAGCGAAGCGGTAGACGCGGAGTACACCGAAGCAGACGACGAAGGCGCACAGGATACCGCACAGATAGAAAGCATGCTCCGCCTAACACCTTGATATATAAGGCAATACACGACGCGGCGCAGAGCATGGAGGGTGCTCGGCGCTGTCTAAGGCAGGGCGGACAGCACCTCGACCCCACCCCACCTCGGCCCGGACCCCGACCCCACCCCCTGGGGTACTCCCGCCGTCACCCGTACTATCCCTATCCGCCCAGCTAAAAAAATGTAACCAGAAAAAACATGAGTACGACAGTCTGTAGTAAGCCGCACAGCCCTCGGGAGTTTGTCGACAAGAGTAGACGGGCTGTCTACAATATGACCTACCAGGACACCCACCGAAACAGACAACCGAGCAAACCCAGAGGGCGGCAATAATGGCGTACCAGCGAGACCCGAATACGATACCCAGTCCCCTCCCGGCCGACTACGACCCGCAGTTCGATTTCTCTGCGTTTCAGGCGGACAACCCGCTAACGCCATTACCGGCGATTCCCCTGGACAACGAGTTCAACGCGCTCGACCAGGCCATGGACGAAACACAGTCCCGTCTGCGGCTGATTCAGCGAGACGACGGCGCGCTGCAGAACCAATCTGTCGGACTGGACCAGCTCAAGACCGAAGCGCGCATCGGCGTCAACGCCCCGGAAGACTGGGAAGCCGCCAAAGCCTACGCCGTGAACGAAAGCGTCATTGTCGACGGCGGCACTTGGTACGTCGCGCTGCAGTCGCACATATCTACAGCCGACTTCGCAGACGACCTCACGGCCGACCGATGGCGTTTGCTGATCGACCTGGTGCCGTTCACCACCGAAGCGAAGAACTGGGCCAGCCGGGCAGAAGACGACCCTGTGCCCGAAGGCAACGGCACTCAGTTTTCAGCTTTGCACCATGCGGAGAAAACCCTGGCCAGCAAGAACGCCGCCAGCGCAAGTGAGATCAACGCACTCGCCAGTGAGAACGCGGCCAGCGCAAGTGAGATCAACGCACTCGCCAGCAAGAACGCCGCCAGCGCAAGTGAGATCAACGCACTCGCCAGCAAGAACGCCGCCGGCAACAGCGCCGACTCTGCGCTGATCAGCAAGAACGCCGCCGGCAACAGCGCCGCCGCCGCGCTTGTCAGCAAGAACGCCGCCAGCGCAAGTGAGATCAACGCCCTCGCCAGCAAGAACGCGGCCGGCATCAGCAAGAACGCGGCCGGCATCAGCGAGACCAACGCCGCCAACAGCGCCGCCAGCATCACCGGAGCGGAAGCGGCCAGCGCCATCAGCGCCGCCGCCGCGCTTGTCAGCGAGAACGCCGCCGCCGTAAGCGAAGGCAACGCCGCCAACAGTGAGAACGCCGCATCTACCAGCGAGAACAACGCCGCCAGCAGCGAAGCCAACGCAGCAGCCAGCGCGGCTGCCGTTGCGACCGTGGCCGCCGTAACCGCCACTGTGTTCATAAAATCTGACGGCTCGCAGCCCGCCTGGACTGCGCCGACATCCACAACTCTGGAGACCGCCAGCGTGATCGGGGTGGTGGTAGGCGAGACGGTCGTTAACATACCGGCCGGAACCGCAGTCACGTTGCCGGCGCTGACAGGGGGCACCGATTACACAATTTACGCATCGGATGCCGGCGCGCTGCAGGCGGTCGACGCAGACAGCGCAGCTCCAGCAAACGAGAGACTGGCCGGCGGCTTCCACGTCTATGCCGGCAGCGGAGGAATCAACCCACGATCACTGTGGGATCTTAACTGGCGACCGGCCGCACAAAATCCCCGAGCCATGGCACTGTCACCAAGCGGGCAAATGTGGGGTGACATCTATTTGATGGACACCGCTTACGCCAATAGCGGCTACAGCCGCCAAAACACGACCATCGCAGACGACGGCAACCGCCCCATCATACCGGCCGCGTATGGCGGAAATGGAAGCTCCGTATACGGCTCAATGAGCTGGTGGGTAGCCGTTGATCTGGCCACCGCTGCCGGCAAGCGGCTCCCGTTTTACCAAGAGTTCACCGCGCTGGCGTACGGCGTTGTGGAGCGCCAGGCCGTGGGTACCGACCCGGGTACCACACAGCACCAAGCTGGCCACCGCTCTGCCTGTGGCTGCGAGCAGATCACTGGCGCTATGTGGCAATGGGGGGCAGACATCGCCGCCACCGCAGGCACTAGTTGGTCAAATATCGCAGAGGGTCGAGGGGATGTTTACGCCAGCAACATCAAGTCGCCGCTATTCGGTGCCAACTGGAGCCGCGGGTCGAACGCCGGTTCGCGCGCATCGCTCTGGGTCTACGCGCCGTCCGATTCCAACAGCGTCTTCAGCGCGCGCGGCGTCAGCGATCATACTAATCTTCAGGCAGAACGTTAACGTGTGGCCATCTATCGCCAGTGCAAATATCTCTTGCATGACGGGGCGAGACATTGAACTCGCGGGCGACTTGACTCGCGTTTTTTATCCCAACGTAGCGAACACGCATGGCGAGGACGATTTCCTCGCTCAAACGGGCATTGCTATTTTTGTCTCCTTTCTGGCCGGGCATAGCAAGCAGCCCGGTCGCTACTGCGTGCGCGCAATTTCCGCTATGAGTCGTCCACTCCAGATTATCCACATGCGGATTGCCGCCTTTACCGTCAAGGTGATTAACCACGGGCAGGCAGTCAGGGTTTGGAAGCCATGCATCTGCTACCAACCTGTGCACCAACTTTGGTTGCTTTTTTCCGCTGCCGTCGGCAAGCCACACCCGCAAGTGGCCTGCACGTTTAGCGATGGACGGCTTGAGCGGGTGCCCACCTCGGACACAAGTTCCGCCTTTTCCCCCAACCTTCACGATTTTTGGAAGGCTGTAAACAACACCTTCCGCGCTTACGGCATACCGCCCTTCGTACCCCACAACATCACGCATCTCAGACACGGAATTACCTCCTTTTGCAGGACGTATAACCGGGTCTGGGACCACATAGGAAGAAAATATGTTCTCGCATGACACGGACACCGGCAAAGCGGTATGCCTGGCTGATTACGGTCGCGTGCACCGAGGCGCGATTGTGCCACAAGCCAACGAGCTGTATGAAGATGTGACGGACTGGCTGGGTGAGGGTAACGAGCTTCTGCCGTTCACCGGCTATCCGGACACCCGTTCATTGGCAGAAGCTAAGACGCACAAACAGCAAGAGATCAACGCGGCGTATCAAGCTCGAATGGAGGCCACACTGTCCAGTTACCCCGAAGCAGAAACGCTGACATTCGATAAACAAGATCGTGAAGCGCGGGAATACCAAGCGTGGGTAGACGCAGGGGAGCAGGGCGAAGCGCCCGTCACGCCGCTGATCTCCAATCTAGCCGCAGCGCGGCAAATGAGTAAAGGGGAGATGGCCACCCGCATTGTCGCAAATTCCGATGTGTGGGTGGTTGAAAGCGGGCAAGCCACAGGTAAGCGCCAGTACCTTGAGGATCAAGTGACCGCAGCGACCACCATAGCCGGCGTTGAGGCCGTCAACTGGTAAAGCGCAACGGGTGTGATATTTGACCGAACCTACGAACAGGACCGCGCATGAGCAATGATCAGGACACGTTACCTCAGGAGGGAGACGCAGAGTGGGTGGAGAGACGGCGCTACCATCGACTGGACGTGCGCGTCTCTTTGTTGGAGCAGCAAAACATGATGACAACCAAACAACTTTCTGAAATCAACGACAACATTAAGTGGTTGGTTCGGATCGTGTTAGGCGCAGTCGTAAGTGCGGTGCTTATCGTCGTGTTCAACAACACGAACGGCTTGATGTAAATGCCGAGTACGTGGGCGACGTGTGGTTACTTTAAATAAACAAAGGGGAACGATGTATGCGGAAGATTAAATTTTTGGTGGTGCATTGTTCAGACAGCCCGAACGGGCGCGGGGACACGGCGGCGGACATCCACCGTTGGCATCAACAACGGGGCTGGTCGGGCATCGGATATAACGCCGTTATTCCCGCTGACGGATCATTGCAACCTGGCCGGCCGGACTACTGGCAAGGCGCTCACACCCGGGATTTTGACGCAAACGGCGAAGGCGACAACATCGACAGCCTGGGCATTTGCCTGATCGGCCGGGACAAGTTCAGCGACGATCAGCTTCGCACGTTGGAAGGCTGGCTCATTCTGAAACAGCTTGAGTACCCGGGGGCCAAGGTGGTCGGGCATCGCAACTTAGACAGCCGCAAGACCTGCCCCAACTTCGACGTAAAAGCGTGGTGGGCCGAGCGCATGACCAAACACATCGACTGATCGAGGACACACCATGAGCTGGGAAAGAGTCAGAGACGTAGTCGGCCGAACCGCGCCGCTGGTAGGCGGACTGCTGGGCGGACCGGCCGGGGGCGCGGTTGGCGCTCTGGTCGCCAGTGCCCTTGGTGTGGATAACGACCCGGACGAGGTTCTGCGCGAGCTGAAAAACAATCCGGACGCGCTGGTTAAGATCAAGACCCTGGAATCAGAAGAACGTATCGCGCTGCGTCAACTGTCGGTCCAGTCCGCCAGCAACGAACTGGCGGCGGACACGGCCCGCGTCCAGGCGGTCAACGCCACCATGCAGACAGAAGCCCGGGCCGAACGCTGGCCTCAGTGGTCATGGCGTCCGTACAACGGCTTTCTGTTCGGCACCACCATATTCTGTGTCTACTTTGTACTGCCGCTGTCTGGCATCGCCGCGCCGTCCATACCCAGCGAAATCTGGATGGGCTGGGGCGCGATACTGGGCGTATCGGCCTGGCACCGGGGCGTTCAGAAGCGGGCGCACGAAGGCGAGAAAATGCTGGGCGCGTCGGTTGTCGACGCATTGACCAAGAATCGAGCGCGCTAATGCCGAAAGCAAAACCCAAAGCACCTACGGACGCGCAGATCGCCGCCGAAGAAGCGCGCATGCTGCAAGAACAGAACCTTCAAGCAGCCAAGCGCATGCTGCAGCTCCGGCGGGCAAGAGACAGCCTGCTGGCGTTTACCGAACTGTCCATGCCGGACAGCTCGCAACGCGAAGACATCAACGCGACCCGCTACCAGGCGCAAGCGGTTCACAAGTACATCATTGATAAACTTGAAAAAGTGGAGCGCGGGGAAATCACACGGCTGATCATCAACGTCGGTCCGCGTATCGGCAAGTCCATGCTGATATCGCAGCGGTTCCCGGCGTGGTTTGTGGGGCGCGACCCCTACCGCCAGGTGATACTGGCGTCTAACACGGACGGCCTGGCGCAGAAGTTCGGCAAGTCAAACCGGGACGCCATGCGCGATGCGTTCTACACCCAGGTATTCCCTGGCGCGGCGCTCAAGAAAGGCAGCCAGTCCGCGTCCGATCTGGAAACAGACGGCGGCGGATACCTGGCCTACCGCGGCGTCGGCGGCGCACTGGCCGGTCTCGGCGCAGACCTGCTGGTCATCGACGACCCTATCCGGACACGAGAGGAAGCCAACAGCCGGACCATTCGGAACAAGCAGTGGGAGTGGTTCACTGACGACGCTATGTCCCGGCTTATGGGCGGCATGGGGCGCTGCGTTATCGTAATGACCCGCTGGCACGAGGACGACATTGTCGGCCGTCTGACGGACCCCAAGAATCCGAATTACAACGAAGAAATCGCCAAGCAGTGGGACTGCGTGAACATCCCGGCGATTATCGAAACAGAGCGCGACAAGCTGGACGACCCGTTCGGTCGCGACAAAGGCGAGGTTCTTTGGGAAGAACGCATCCCTAAAAAATTCCTTGAGAGTCAACGGCTTCTGAACCCAGCAGGCTTTAACGCGCTGTATCAGGGACGGCCGTCACCGCCAGACGGGGACTTCTTTAAGAAGGACTGGATAAAAACCTACAAGCCCCAGGACTTGCCGCGCAACTTGCGCATGTACGGGGCATCGGACCACGCGGTCTCACTGCAGCAAGATCGAGACCCTACGTGCATGGGCTGCGTCGGCGTAGACGAAGACGATAATATCTGGATACTGCCGGACCTGTTCTGGAGACAGGCGGACACCGAAACCCAAGTAGATGCGATGATCGACTTCTTTCAGCGCCACAAGCCGCATTTTTGGTGGGCAGAGCGCGGACACATCAGCCAGTCACTCGGTCCGTTTTTGCGGAAACGAATGTCGGAAACGAGGACATACGCCGCCATAGACGAGCGGACACCGTCGAAAGACAAACCAACACGGGCGCAGGCCATACGCGGCCGAATGTCCATGGGTAAAGTATTTTTCCCTGACTTTGCACCGTGGTACGTGGATGCCAAAGACGAACTGCTGTCTTTCCCGAACGGACGACACGATGACTTTGTCGACTTCATAAGTTGGATTGGCATAGGTCTTGGTCTACAGTCGTCCGCAGCGCAAGCAAAACCCAGACGGACCCCAGTGCAATCTGGAACTATCCAGTGGATTGTGAAAAGTGCGGACAGATTACGATTGAATAAATCCGGCGAAGGCTCCGAGCAGAGGTATCTAAACTGATGGACGACAACGATTATAACGCAGAGATAGTAGGCGGTCCCGAGCCTGGCCAGGCACCCGACCAGGCCGAACAAGCCAAGCCGGAAGTATCGCCGGCCAGGCAAGCGCAGGTCGCCATGTGGACCAGCCGCGTTACTGCGGACAAGAAGAAATGGGACTATGCGTTCAAGCGCATGCGCAAAGACATGGAGTTTGCCCGGGGCAAGCAGTGGCCTAACCAGGCCAAAGAGGACGACGAACGGTACGTGGCTAACATCACCCAGCGCCACATCGCCCAACGTGTTGCCGCGCTGTACGCCAAGAACCCGACCGCCGTCGCCAAGCGCCGGAAAACATTGGACTTTCAGATTTGGGACGGCGACCCGGACAAAGTAATGATGGCCCGCGAAATGCTGGCGATTCCCGAAATGCAAGGGACCATGGAACAGATGCAGGCCATGGAACTGATGCAGGACGTGCAGACAGGTCTGCAACGCCGGCAGCAGCTCGACGCCATTGCGAAGACGCTGGAAATTGTTTACCAGTACGAAATCAGCGAACAGATTCCGGTCTTTAAGAAAAGCATGAAACGCGCGGTCCGGCGAGCCGTAACCGTGGGCGCGGCCTACGTTAAACTCGGCTATCACCGCTTGTACGACTACAACGCTGCGGACGTGGATAAGATCAGCGACGTGAGCGAACAGCTTGCGCACCTGGAGCGCCTGGCCGCCGAAGCCGCCGCCGACAAGTTCGACGAGACCCACGCGCAGATGGAAGAAATGCGTCTGATGCTGGAGAACATAAAATCGCAAGCCGATATGTTCACCCGCGAAGGACTGGACTTCGACTATCCGGACGCGACAACGATCATTCCGGACAGCCGTTGTAAGGCGCTGGATGGATTCGTCGGTGCCCGCTGGGTGACGCAGGAGTACCTGTTGAGTGCGGACGACGTGCGCGAAATTTACAAGGTCGACATCGGCCAGCGATACACGTCCTACAACGGTGACAAGCAGCAGTCGGCCAGAGAAGGCGAGCAGAAAAAAGGCCAGGCATGCGTCTGGGAAATCTATGACAAAGTCAGCGGGCTGGTCTACACCGTCTGCGACGGACATCCGGATTACCTGTGCCAGCCCGAATCACCCAAGGTAAAACTTGAACGCTTCTGGCCGTTCTTCACGTTGATGTTCAACGAAATCGAAGACGAGGACGACATATTCCCGCCGTCCGACGTGTCCCTAATGAGAGACATGCAGGTCGAACACAACCTGTCCCGGCAGCGCCTACGCGAACACCGGGACGCCAACAGACCCAAGCACGTTACGGCCCGGGGCGCGTTTTCGGAAGAAGACAAGGCCAAGATTACCGGCTCGGCTGCACACTCGGTTGTTGAGCTGGACGGCCTGGCCCCAGGGGAGACCGTCGCGTCTAAACTGCAGGCCATGCCGCACAACCCGGTCGACCCGAACTTGTACGAAACCGGCTCCACCTACGAAGACATCCTGAAAACACTGGGCAGCCAAGAAGCCAACATGGGCGGCTCCAGCGGCGCGACCGCGACGGAGACCAGCATTGCCGAGTCCAGCCGGTTGTCGTCGGTCGGCTCCAACGTCGACGACCTGGACGACTTTCTGTCCGAGATTGCGCAGTCGGCCAGTCACGTCATGTTGACGGAAATGGACGAAGAAACGGTTTACGAGATTGCAGGCCCAGGCGCGGCGTGGCCCAGCTGGTCTGCGTCAGAAGTCGCCCGCGACCTGTGGCTGGAAATCAAAGCAGGCTCCAGTGGCCGGCCGAACAAGGCGGCAGAGATTCAGAACTTTGAGCGCATGGCTCCGTTCTTCATGCAGATACCGGGCATTAAGCCGAAATGGCTTGCCGAGAAAGCACTGGAGCGCATGGACGACGGGATGGACCTGACGGATGCGTTCTTGGAAGGCATGCCGTCGATGACCGCGCTCAACTCGCAGAAGCAGGTCGGCACCGGAGACCCGGCGACCGACCCGGCGCAGCAGGGCGGACAGGGCGGAAACAACGCCGCAGGTCCGCAGCGCGGAGACGCAAACCAGGGACCAGGGCTGGCGCAGCAGAACGCCCCGGCCGGCCCCGCCCAGCTTCGTCCGGACGCGCCTGTCTAATCTTGCAACAGAACGTAGTTGCACTGCGCTGTCCGCAGTGTCTACAATGTAGGCAGACAACTGTCTACGAACCCACAACCAGCCCGGAGGCGCTAAATGCCTTGGTCAACCAAGCATAAGTTCGCATCGCCAGCGAACAACGAAGGCGGCATTGAAGCAGGTTCGCCCCCTGCACTTGCGACGGACGAAGATTACGCAGCAACGTCCACTGCGCTTGACGGAGACATAACTGCAGACACGTCAACTGCAAACGCTGACGACGACGAGACGAGTTTTTTTGACGCGATCACCGAAGCAGCAGAAGGCAAGTCCGACAAAGCCGAAGGAGAAGACCCCGACGACGCGGACACGCCCGCTGCCGCCAAAGCCGATAGCGACAAGAAGCCCGCCGACGCCGCTAATCCAGAAGACGGGGATGCCGATTCGGAGTGGGAAGAAACTGTCCCGTTCCACAAGCACCCGCGCTGGCAGCAAATGGTTAAACAGCGAAACGACTTTAAGGACCAGCTGCAAGAGTTTCAGCCCAAAGCCGAACAGTTCCAGCAAATTGAGAGCTTCATGGAAACGCAACAACTGAGCAATCAGGAAGTTGCGGAAGGTTTCAAGATCATGGCGCTGATGAAGAACGACCCGGCCAAAGCACTTGAAACACTGCGCGTTCACATGCAACAGCTTGAAGGTTTCACCGGCGAAATACTGCCGACGGACCTGCAAGAAGAAGTGGACGAAGGGTTTATCACCAGCGACCGAGCGCGCGAAATCGCCCGCCTTCGGAATCAAGGCCAGTTCAACGCCAACCGGGCGGCAGAACAGGAAACTCGCCGGAACAATGAGACCCAGCAGAGAACAGTCCACGACGCCCAAAGCAGACAGCGGACGGCCGTAGACACCTGGCAGCAGGAGACCATTAGTCGAGACGCCGATTTCAAACAGAAGCAGCCGTTTGTTTTCCGAGAACTGGCCTTTCTGGCGCAACAGTCGCCGCCCCGCAACGAGAACGATGCGGTGGCACTCGCACAGCGAGCATACGACAACGTGAACACACAGATGAAAAATCTTGTGCCTCGCAAGCCAGAGATAAAGCCATCGGTTACCAGCGACCGCGCAAGTGCAAACCAGGGGGCCGCGCCACAACCCGACAGCTTCATGGAAGCAGTAAGGCAGGCCGCCGACTCGGCGAGGTAATAATCAATGCCCTTTACTCAAGCACAGATCGACAACATCGCGAACGCCGCACTCGACTACCACATGGACCGAGGCAAGACGTTCGCGCAGCACATTCAGGACAAGCCCCTGCTTCGCGCCATGCGCGCAACGCAGAAGACTTTCCCGGGTGGCAAAGGCGACATCACGCTGCGTCCGATCTTTGAGACTCAGTCCACTATCGAAGGTTTCGACTCCGACGATACTCTGACTTTCACCAACCCGACGCCGATCAAGACCGTTGCGTACCCGTGGAAAATGATTCACTGCGGTATCAACATGACGACCGACGAGCTGTTGCGCGACGGTATTTCCGTGGTCGACACCAACGGGAAAGACACCGTGTCTCACAGCCAGCGCGAGACCACGGCCCTTGCGAATATCCTGCAGGTAAAACTGGAAGATATGACCGAAGGCTGGTCCGACGGCATGAACACGATGTTCTGGAATGACGGTACTCAGGACGCCAAAGAAGTACCAGGCATCCAGTATTTCATCGCAGAGAACCCGCGTGTCGGTGTTGTCGGCGGTATCGACCGGGCAACGCAGCCGTTGTGGCGCAACATCGCCATGACTGCCGCTCACGGTACGGCCGGCGGCGAAGGCGCGGTCACGTCTAACGTGACCACCAGCGCGCTGATCAAGGCGCTGCGCAAGAAGGTCCGCCAGCTGACGCGATACGGCAAGCCGAAGTACAAGATTTTCTGCGGCTCGGATTTCCTCGACGCACTGGAGCAGGAAGTAGACGCGAAAGGCGTGTACTCCCAGGCCGGTTTTGCGAAGGACGTAGACATCGGCATCGGCATGATCAGCATTCGTGGACTCGGCACGTTCGAGTATGACCCGACGCTGGATGTGCTGGGCAAGGCGAAGTTCTGCTACTTCATTGACGTGAACAACATCAAAGCGTCCGTGATCGAAGGCGAGGATATGAAAAAGCACTTCCCCGCCCGTCCGCACGACAAGATGGTCGTTTACCGCTCAATGACTTGGGCCGGCGCAATGGTCGGCCGGCAGCTCAATACTTCGATGGTTATTGAGATAGCGTAAGTCAGGATGAAACAGCGGCTCTTTCGGGGGCCGCTGTTTCTGTCTAACCACCCGGAGATAATTATTCATGCAGATTTGCAGAGCAGACGTCAGTCTAAACGGAGACCGTAACGCGGTCGTATGCGGCAAGCGTGTGTCCGTTGCCGAAATCGTATTACTGCGCCACATCCACGGCGGCGAAGACTCAGTCGGCAATATCTATCCGCTGGAAATGAGCAAAGGCATCAGTGCGAAAGATGAAGTAGCGCGCCTGAAAACCGTATACAGATCAAAAGCCAAGTTGATCGACGAGCTGTTCGGAAAAGTGCCGAAGCTGCCGGCCACCTTGGAAGACATCGGCGTCGAACATCCCGTCGTTGAAGAAGTCCGCGTGAAATCCGGCAAGAAAGCCCCGGCTAAAACGCCCGCGCCAGACAGCCCGTCTTTGGAAGACATGGCCGGTCCTGGCCACGGCGAGGATTAAGACACATGGCCCGGGGGAAGCCGTTCGGTAAGCTAGTCGAGGCGCTGCGTGACGAGGTCTATATGGCCCCGTCTGCGGCACTGTCCAAGAACGTGGACACGGCGCTAAAGCGCACGTTGCGCCGGCACTATGAGCGCCTGTGGGACGAACATCCCTGGCCGCACCTGCGCGTCTATCGCGACAAGCTGATGCAGGCTGGCGAGCGTTACTACTCGTTCCCCCCGGACCTGTTGTTTGAAGACATCGAGAAAGTCGTCTTCCAAGAATTGGGGACCGACACATGGCACACGCTCAGATACGGCGTACATCCGGACGACCTGGAGACGTACAACTCCGACGCCGGCGAACGCTCAGACCCGGTCTATGCGTGGGCCGCGTTTGAAGAAAACCAATTTGAAGTCTGGCCTGTCCCGGCCGTAAACGGTGGCGCGTTTCGCATCTATGGCCGCAAGACGTTTGTCGAGCCCGTCGAAGAAACGGACATCGTTGATCTGGACGACCAGATGATCGTGCTGTTCGCAGCGGCGGACTGGCTGACCAAGCAAGGCTCCAAAGACGCACAGATGAAACTGCAGCAAGCCGCTGCGCGATTTAATCGCATGAAAGGCAAGCAGTCCAAAACCGGCGTCTGGCCTATTCAGTCCGCAAGCGACAGAGGAAGTGCAGGGCCGACCACCCGCGTTCGCGCACCAAGACGATAAGAGGTAGGCCGTGGCGTATCTGCTGGTTAACGACTTTGAGGGCGGTCAAGACGTTCGCAAGTCCGAATTTACTGCGCCCCCGGGCACATTGCGTCGTCTCATAAACGGGCACATATCCCGGGGCGGCGAAGTCGAGAAGCGCAAATCTTTCGAGAAAGTATTCACCCTACCGCCGGGCACCAGCGGGCTGCACAGCACCGCTGGGCA